AGAGCCCGTATATCCGCGGCCTATTTTCTTTCGTTTCGGAGGTCTGACTGTGGCTCGTCTTCGCGCCGTGACTGCCGCCGACGCCCCTGCCCCTGCCCCGATCGAGTCGGTTACGGACGCTGCCGAGCGTGGCTCCCACCTTGATCTGCTGCACCAGCTCCGGTTGGCGGTGGCCCGCAAGTTGGACGATCCGCAAACGTCGGGTGTGGCGCTGGCTGCGTTGGCGAATCGGGCGCTGGAGATCGGCCGCGAGATCGAGTCGTTGGAGCGGGCCGAGCTGGAGGAGGCGCGCGAGCGTGAATCCACCCCCGATGAGGCCTGGGACGCCGCCGCAATCTGAGCCGAGCCTGTCGGAGGCTGCCCGGCATGTCGTGCTACCTACGGGGATCACGTCGACCGGATGGCCGGCGGTGCGGGACAAGTGCCGCGACCTGGGGATCAAGTTTCAACGCTGGCAGGATGGCGCCGGTCGTTGCATCTTGGCGAAGCGTGAGGATGGGCTGTACGCGGCCGGCATCGGCGGCGTGGTGATGTCGATTCCGCGTCAGGTTGGCAAGACGTTCCTCATGGGCGCCATCGTCTTCGCGCTATGCTTGATGTTCCCGAATCTGACTGTCCTATGGACGGCGCACCGGGTCCGCACCGCGAACGAGACGTTCCGCTCCATGCAGGCGATGGCGCGGCGGAAGCTGATTAAGCCGTACGTCGAGCGGGTCCTGACTGGTTCTGGTACTCAGTCGGTGGAGTTCAAGAACGGCTCTCGCATCCTGTTCGGTGCCCGCGAGAACGGATTCGGCCGGGGCATCCCGGACATCGGCGTAATCGTGTTCGATGAGGCGCAGATCCTCACCGATGACGCGCTGGACGACATGGTGCCGGCCGCGAATCAGGCGACGAATCCGCTGGTGATCTTCACCGGCACCCCGCCGAAGCCAACCGATCCGGGCGAGGTGTTCACCCGGCTCCGCGCGAAGGCGCTGGCTGGCGAGTCCGAGAACATTCTGCTGATCGAGTTCAGCGCCGATCCATCCACAGATCCGGCGAAGTGGCCGAAGGGCTTCATCGACTGGGTGCAGATCGCCAAGGCTAACCCGAGCTTCCCGAAGTGGACGCCGCGTGCTGCGATCCTGCGCATGCTGGAGCTGCTGGGCTTGGCGAGTTTCCGCCTGGAGGGTTTGGGCATCTGGCTTGACTCGTCCGGGCCTCAGGCGACGATCCAGCGTGACGCGTGGGCGAAGTTGGCAACTGCCAACCCGCCGAGTGCGGGGCGGGTTGCGCTGGGTGTCAAGTTCAGCATGGACGGCAAGCGGGTTGCTCTGGCTGCCGCCCGTCGACCTGCTGGCGGCGTGGCTCACGTCGAGGTGTTGGGTGCATGGTCTGCGGTTGAGGGTGTGGCGAAGGTCCGCGCGCTGCTGGCTGGCGACTTGTGGCGGTCGTTCTGTGCTGTGGTGATCGACGGCAAGGCGGGCGCTGGTGCGCTGGGCCAGTCGCTGGCCGATGATGGCGTGTCCAAGGCCGCGATGGTGTTGCCGATGGTGCCAGAGGTTCTGACGGCCCATTCGATGATGCTCAACGCGGTTGAGTCGGCGACTGTGACGCACGGTAACCAGCCGGACTTGAATGGGTCGGTGGCGGCCGCGACTCAGCGCAAGATCGGCACGGCTGGCGGTTGGGGCTGGGCTCCGATCGGCGATGGCGACGTGCTCCCGATCGAGGCGGCCACGTTCGCGCTGTGGGGTGTTTCTACGGCAACTTTCGACAACTTCGCGGCGACCATGCCGCGCCGGATCTACTGAGGGGGATTGCATGGCATTGATCACCCCCGAGGATTGGCTGCCCGTCCTGGCTGAGCGGATGGACGCGCGGCAGTCTGGTCTTGCCCGGCTGCGTTCGTACGTCAACGGCAATGCTCCGTTGCCGGAGATGTCCAAGAATGCGCGAGCGACGTGGGTCGCGTTCCAGAAGCGGGCGCGGACGAACTTCGGCGGGATCGCTTGCCAGTCCCACTCGAACCGGATCCGTGTTCGTGGCGTCCGTGTCGGCTCTGATGACCAGTCCCCTGCCTCGGTGGCGGCCCGCAGGATCGCCCGGGACAACCGGCTGCCCATGCTGATCTCCGATGCCGTCTGGGATATGGTGAGCGCCCGCAACGGCTATCTGGTGGCTGGGCGCAAGGCTGACGGCCGGGCGCTGCTGACAGCCGAGAAGCCGGAGCATCTGTACGCCGAGCCGGACCCGGTGCAGGAGTGGCGAGCTCGTGCCGCCATCAAGGTGTGGCGCGACACGGTGGAGGGCATCGACTACGCGAACGTGTGGGCCGAGGGCCATCGGCAGACCTTCTACCGCGAGTCGTGGCAACTGTTTAACGGGGATCGCTCGGTTCGCCTGGTCAACGCTGGCGGCTGGCTTCCCCTGGCCGCTGCTGAAACGTACGTCGGACCGCCTCCGGTGTGGATTTTCGAGCGCCGCGATGGTCAGGGCCTCATTGAGCCCCATCTCGACGTGATCGACCGGATTAACCTGAGCAAGCTTCAGCGGCTGTCGACGGCTGCGATTCAGGCCTTCAAGCAGCGCGCGTTGCAGAAGGATCCCGGCGCCCGCCTGCCAGAGAAGGACGAGAACGGCAACGTCATCGACTGGGCCAAGGTGTTTGAGCCGGCCCCGGGCGCGTTGTGGGACCTCCCGCCGGGCATCAACATTTGGGAGTCGGGCGTCACTGACACCAGCATGATGCTTGATGGTGAGAAGGCGGACGCGCGCGACTTCGGCGCTGTCACCGGCACCCCTATTTCGATGCTGCAGCCGGATTCGGCGAACCAGTCGGCGAGTGGCGCTGCGGCGACCACGGCGCAGCAGGTGGACGCATGCGAGGCCGACATTGACCGGATCAAGCTAGCCGCTGCTGCCGCGATGGTGACCGCGCTTGGCGTCGAGGGTGTCGAGATCGGCGATGAGACGGTGGAGATCGACTTCGAGAATCCGGCATGGGTGACCCTGGCAGAGAAGATGGACGCCTACTCCAAGGCTGTCGCGTCGGGCATGTCGGTCCAGATGGCGCAGAAGGTGTACCTCGGCTGGTCTCAGGATCAGATCGAGGAGGACGACCGGAACCGGGCGCGCGCGTCAGCCCGGAATGCGTTCGCGGCGCTGGCTGGGTCTGCGTCCAGTGGCAACCCAGGCTGAGGTTGAGCAGGTTCGGCGGGCGCTGAACGCGCTTGCCGCCGCCGCTGAGGCCGACTGGCAGTCGGTGTGGGATTCGCTCCGGTCCTCGGATCGGGTGATGGTCAATCGGGCGCTGTCGAACGGCTGGTCGTGGGTGCTGGAGCGCTACGGCAACATGTCCGCGACTTTGGCCGCCGACTTCTTCGATGTGCAGGCTGCTGAGCTCAACTTGGCCCGCCCTCGGACGGTCATGGCGGCTGCGGTGAATGAGCGGCAGGCGACTGCCCGCCTCGGGTGGGCGCTGTCCACGCCTGACCAGTCCGGCAACCTGTCCGTGCTGCTCGATGAACTGGTGAAGCAGCCCTACCGGGACACGCTGGCGAACTCCGCGTCTGCTTCCGGTGCTGGGTTTGCCCGGGTGCCGTCCGGGTCGGAGACGTGCGCCTTCTGTCTCATGCTGGCGTCCCGTGGCGCGGTGTACCGATCCGCGAAGACGGCCGGCGACGGGCACCGGTACCACGGCAAGTGCGACTGCGTGCCGACGTTGGTACGCGATGAGCGCGACTACCCGAAGGGCTACGACCCGGACGCAATGTACGACGCCTACTCGACGGCCCGCCGCGAGGCTGGGTCTGGCGATCCCGGCAAGATCCTCGCTGAGCTTCGACGCCAGCAGGGCACCAACTGACTTCCGCCACCCGGCGGGAAATCTGCGCTTGATGCGCGGACGCACTAGCCCCAGGAGGGTAATCACGATGTCTGCACCGATCACCGAACCGAGCCCCACTACCCCCGTCGAAGCTGAGGCCCCGATCACACTCCCGGAGGGTGCGGAGCCGAAGACGTTCGACGCCGAGTATGTCGCCAAGCTGCGTGCCGAGAACGCGAAGCACCGCACGGAGGCGAAGGCGAACGCTGACGCTGCCAAGCGGCTTGCTGAGATCGAGGAAGCCGCCAAGTCGAATGAGCAGAAGCTCGCCGACCGTCTCGCGGCCGCCGAGAAGCGCGCCGCCGATGCTGAGCGGGCGTCGTTTGCCGCTGAGAAGGGCGTCCCAGCCTCGTTCATTCACGGCTCGACGCTGGAGGAGTGGGAAGCCTCGGCCGCCGAAGCGCTGGCATGGAAGGGCGTGACCCCCAAGCTGCCTGTTGCGCCATCTGCGGACGGTCAGGGGCGGGTTGGTGTGCCGGTGAGCGCTGGGGCAGCCCAGTTGAGCAAGGACGACGTGAGCAAGCTCTACGCCGAGAAGAAGTACGACGAGATCGAGAAGGCGCGCATTGAAGGCCGCCTGGCTTCGATCCTCGGCCCCCGCACGTAAACCCCCCATCCTGAAAGGCGCCACTCATGGCAATCACCTATTTCCAGCCGGAAATCTGGTCCGCAACATTCCTGTCCACCCTGGAGAAGGTTCTGGTCTTCTCCGGGCTCGCCAACCGCAAGTACGAGGGCGAGATCGCCTCCCAGGGCGACACTGTGCGCATCACCGGCATCGCCGACCCTACGATCCTCGACTACACAAGGACACCGACCTGTCC